ACCAAAGCGACAATGGCAGAGCCTTTGCGGATCATCGCGCTGGCCTCGGTGCTTGATGTGGCTCCGACGTCAGCGTAAATCTTGACGATGGGCATAGCGTTGCGGTTGCTGGTATCGTCCATCCAAACCATGTGATTCGGGACACCAGCGCAGTAGCTTGGGATGCAAGCTCGCTGACCGGCTACGCCGTACTCCCAATCAGGACGTTTAAACGATGCCTGCTTTGCCTTAGCAAACTCAACGCCGGAGCCGATAGCATCGCGCCCCTCATCCCAGCCGCTGATCGCAGTCTGCACTGCATCACCGAAGGTGCGAGTGCCGTAGAAATCCTTGGCTTCGCGGCCCTCTTTTTTGGTGCTGGCTAGGCCATCCCAGCCCTCGTTGGGTTCGCGGTGCATGTCAGCCATGCACTCGTCCCAGCTTACGTTGTACTCGATGACGTTGGTCATTACGCTGCCTCCTGTAGTGCGTCAATGATAGAGAAGTCCACACCGTCCAAGACCTTGTTCTTGTCTGTGTCGCTCCAGCCCTTGGCGAAGATCAGAGCGTCCATTGCAGAGCGCCATGCCATGCCACCAGCCAGCGCCTTAGCGCCCTTGATAGAAGCCCTCGGGCTTACCACAAAGCGCATCTTGTGATGCTCGACCTGTGCCCTGATCGCTTGCACCAAATCCACCCAAGCATCATTACCAGCGATGCTGCGCTCTAGCGCCTCGTCGTATCCCATTGGGATATAAGCGAAGCGGTCAAGTGTCGCGGCATCCATTGGATTGCGTCCCACATACTGGGCTGATGCACCATGACCGAAGGTGTTGGCTGAAGCGATGATTCGGAAATCAGCGTGACGCTCGACCAGACCGCAGGGGAAACTAGCGAAGTCATTCGCTAGAGCAGCGTTGAGAGACAGCAAAGCGTTGGGGTTGCTTGCGTCCATCTCGTCCATCAAGACGAGACCGCCATGTTTAAACGCTTTGTAGAAATCGGTCTCAACGTAGTTGCCGTTGGCATCGTTGTAGCCTAGAAACTCGAAAGCCTGACCGATAGCGCCGTAGCAGTAGAACGGAGTGTCCAGCGCCTCAGCTATCTGCTTTGCGATGCTGGTCTTACCAGAACCAGCAGGGCCGACGATGTACACTGGCTCCGCCATAGCCACCCAATCGAGGACAGAGTGAAAGACTTCGTGAACCCGACCCTTGATCTGGATCGGATCGCCATCGTTGATGGTGATCTGGTGGGTGACGGTCTGCGTTGATGCGACCAGCGCCTTAAGGTCTTCGATGTCGCCACGGAGATCTTCGATCACCTTGGCTGACATAGACTCAATGTCACCCTGAGACAGCGTAGCAGCGCCAGCATTGGGGCCATGCAGCCATAGGCTGACCTTCGCCTCTTCGGGCATCGTGGCTGACATACGGTACATGGTAGCCAGCAGCGCCAGCTTGGAGCGATGCGCTGGGGTTACAAGATCGCCCTCTGACCGTAGGTCATTGAGAACCTTGCAGATTTTGTTAAGACGTTGGTGATGCGAAGCATCAAGTGTGGTAGTATGATCGAACATAAATGTTCTCCTTGTTGCGTTTAAACGGACTGGGTTGGAAGCTAGTCAGTGACTAGCGTTCCAGCGAGGTGACATGCTGGGCATGTTGATTCGTGGGTAATCTTCGATTGCCACTTGGCTGACACTCTGGCGGTGAAGCCGCAGTCATTGCATTGCAATTTGAGCATACGAGTGCCTTGCTTCTTACGAAGCGATGGATCGACCTTGGCATGGGGATAAATCCCCAAGATGGCAGCGATCTCGGTCAGTGTGTCCAGCAGAGCTGGTGTTGCGGGGGTTTGTGTCATAGGGCCAGTGAAGCCAACGGCTTTGGCAATGCGAGCAAACTCGCCACGATGACCGCATTCGATACCGGCCCAAACATGAATGAATTCATGTAGCAGGACTCGAAGAACCTCGACGGGTTCATCGATGACGGGATTGATGCAGACCTCCATAGTGCCATCGGCACTGACGCTTGCATCGAATGCCTGACCTAGCACGACCTTGCCGGTCTTCGACCCACGATACCCGATAGGGAAGCCGCAGGTGACTCTGTAGCGCCGGGATTGCCAAGCGTCGGGTGAGATACCAGCACTGGCAAAGACCATCTCAAACAGTAAAACAAGCGCAGCTTGTAACCATTCCTCTCTCGTTGTGTATGACTGCATAGCAGTTCTCCTTTGTTGCGATTGACGTAGTGAACACAAGCAAAGACATTCTTGCGAATGTCCTTGTGTTGTAGTCACTATTGACCTGTCCAGCTTCGCTGGTTTAAACGATCCAGATCGTCACCGGATACCATGTGATCCACGACCGCACCGAACCTATGGTTCTTGATTTCGATGAATCGAGAATCACCTCTCCAGAACGCCGTTCCCGTCGTAAACCATTGTCCGTCCAACTGAGTGGTAGGCCACTCAACATCACTGTCTACCCGTATGTCTATTCGCTTTTGCATTGTGTTTTCTCCTTTTTTGTGAACACAATCGAAAGCATTCGGAGAATGCTCTCTGTTGTATGCACAACATTCGTAAATCTATCGTCTCGTCCAGATAGCTTCGCTATCCTTCTGGTGCATCACGGGCCTCATGCCGATCTGCGTTCACACCGAGCCGGTTTACGCCGTTGACGATCTTGTTAGCCTCCAGAGTAGATGTCTCCCGACATCTGGAGGTGACTCCACCGCCCCGACATCATTTACCCAAGCCTTCACAACATTGCCTTGCACACAATGTCAGCTTGATTCGCTCCGATCCGCCGTGAGATCGAAACACCGATACCTGATCGGAGGTGGCCTACACCCATTCAGTGATCGTCGGTAAGCTGGGCTAGATGGGCTGCCCAATCCGTCGATGCCAATCACTATGCCCAGCTTTCGTTTAAACTGTCAACTATTTTTTTCCAACTGGGTTTTTTAACCTACGGTTAAGTCGGTGAGTTTAAACGGGTCGTAGGCGTAATGGGTAAGCAGGTAACGGTGAAGGAGCGCCTGTTCGCTAGGTATGTGGCCGAAGGCCGTACACAGGCTGAGAGTGCGCGTATGGCTGGTTACACCAGCAATCCAGACAAAAAGGGAAGTGAATTGGTTAAAAAAGCCGAGGTCGTAGACCTAATCAATCAGCGGGGTGCTGAATTAGCCGAGGATCGGGCTGTTTCCCTTCGGGAACACCTCGATACACTGGCATCACTGCGAGATGAAGCCAGATTTGCCGGGCAATATAGCTCTGCTATACAGGCCGAGCATCATCGAGGGAAAGCCTCTAGGCTTTATGTGGAGCAACAGGCGGTGGTTCGTGCCGATGCCGACTCGCCTTCGGCGATCTTGGAGCGTTTAAACGGTTTGCTATCGCGTGATCCCGTCGCAACGCAGGACTAGCGCGGGCATAATGCGCCTAGGAGTCCCGTGCATAGCGCGTTTACACGCACCGGCAGACCCCCACACACCCGCACACAGCGCAGGAGTCCCGCACATACACATACATACAATTATGCACAGTCGATCACCCCACTTTACAAACCCCACCCCCTCAAAACGAAAACAACTATTGACAAAAATAGTGCGTAAAATTTTATATTTACTAAAATCATTTTGTAAACGATGGGCGCAACATGACTATTGATATTGAAAAACAACTTTCTGATGTACAATCGTTGTTGACACCTGATCGACTAGCAGCCATGACTGCTTCAGAGCGTAAACAAGTGATGGATTTGATGAAGGCTTTGGAGGTATCTGTACGACGGGAGAAGTCGCAGGAGGAGTTTTTGTCTTTTTGTTCTTCTGTATGGCCTGCTTTCATTGAGGGTGGACACCATAGGAAGATGGCTGAGAAGTTTGAGCGTGTTGCGAGTGGGGAATGCAAACGTTTAATGATTAACATGCCTCCTCGTATGGGTAAGTCTCAGCTTACCTCTTGGTTATTGCCTGCGTGGATTATGGGCAAGATGCCTGACAAGAAGATCATTATGGCATCCCACACCGCCGAGCTTGCTGTTCGGTTTGGTCGTATGGTTCGTAACTTGATTAGTAGTGAAGAGTACAAGGACATATTCCCTGAAACCTTCCTGACTGCCGACTCCAAAGCTGCTGGTCGCTTTGATGTGTCAGGTGGTGGTGAATACTTCTCCGTAGGTGTCGGTGGTGCCGTGACAGGGCGTGGTGCCGATTTGCTTATTATAGATGACCCTCACTCAGAACAACAGGGCCAACAAGCAGATCCGAAAGTATTTGATTCTACCCATGAATGGTTTAGCTCTGGGCCTCGTCAGCGTCTACAGCCCGGAGGCGCAATCATTATTGTGATGACTCGCTGGAGCCAGAAGGATCTTTGCGGCCAGATTATGCGAGATAGCGTTGAGAGGGAAGGAACGGACGAATGGGAGGTTTTAGAGCTACCCGCTATCCTACCATCAGGTAGATCCCTTTGGCCTGAATACTGGCCTGTAGAGGAGCTAGAGAAGCTCAAAGCTGAACTGCCTATCTCTAAGTGGG